CCCAAGCGCTCCGCGCCAGTCCCCCTCAAACAGCTTGAAAATTCCGCTGATGATGCCCGTGATCCACGCCACAGCTCCGGCCACGATCCCGAAAACAAGCCGCAGGCTCCCTCCGATCGTCACCACGATCAATCGCCAGGCGAAATTGATCACTGCCATGATCTCATCCCCGTGCTCCTGCCACAGCGTGGTGATGCTCTCCAGGATGCTCGTCAGGCTCTCCAGGATGCCCGGTCCCTCGCTGCTCATCGTCTGCCGCAAAAATCCCAGCCCGTCCTCTGCGAAACTTTTGATCATCGGCATGCTCTCCGCAAATGCCGCCTGCAGGTCTTTGGCCGCCTGACCCAGGTCGTCCCACGCCGCCGGCATCTCAGGCGTGATCCGCCCCTGCAAAAACTTCAGCCCCCCCGCGCCGATGCTCCCCAGTGCTTCCTCGATCGCCGGACGCATCTCCTCAAATTTCTGCGTAAGCTGGTCAATACCGGTCGTGGCCAGCTCCAGCAATTTTGTCCCGATCGGCTCAAGCGCCTCCAAAACCTTGTTTTTTAGGATGGTCCAGCGCTCCCCGAAATCGTTTGTTTTTTCCGCGGTCGCTGCGATCACCCCCTGGCTGTTTTCCAGCGCCAGTGCCATGTCCTCGATGTCAAACCGCCCTTCACGGATCGCCGCCGCCATGTCCGCTCCGGCCCGCGCCCCAAAAACATCCATCGCGATGCCAAGCGCCTTGCTGCCGTCCTTCGTGTTTTTGATCGCCTCGAACGTCGCCATCAGGCTCTCGCGCAGCGGCTTCCCTTCACCCGCAAACTTTCCTGCCGCAATCCTCAGGCTGCCCATCACCAGCTCAGCGTTCACGCCTTCCGCCTCAAACTTTGCAAAAAGAACGGCTGCATCCTCAAACGTCATCCCAAACTGTCTCATGGGTGCGCCGTACTGGACGACTTTGCTCATCAGGTCGCCCATGCTCACGCCGCTCTGCTGTGCTGCCGCAAAAAGTTTGTCCAGCGCCAGCGCACCGTCCTCCACCGGGATGCTCCAGTCTCCCATCACCCTGGCGAACAGCTCGGCGTTCCCTGCCGCATCCTCGCCCAGCATCCGGCTCGCTTCCAGCACGCCCTTCGTCATGTCCTGCAGTTCCTGCCCGGTGATGTCCAGCCGGGCATTCAGGATCGCCATCGCTTCGCTCGCCGTCTCAGCATCCGTCGGCACGCTCGTAAAAACCTTCCGGAAATCCTCCTGCAGTTCTTTTAGCTCGGCGCCGGTCGCCCCTGTTTTGATCTGCAGCGTGTCAAAAGCCTGGTCAAACGCCTGTCCGGCGCTCCATGCCATCGCGCCCACCGCCGCCATCGCAGACGCCGCCAGCGCGATCGCCCCCAGCAGCGCACCCTGCAGTACGCCCGCCACATTCAGCGCCGACCGCTCCAGTCCGCCCAGCCCACCCACGGCTTCCTGCACGCCCCGTCCCACGCCAGAGGCATCCAGCACGATCTTCCCGTATGCGCTGCCCAGTTGTACGCCCATCACCACACTCCATCCTGCATGTCCACGCTCCGCGTCACCAGGGCGCCCATGCTCCGAAACCCTCTTCCGCCATCACTTTTTCTCGGCGCCATCAGGCGTTCGATCTTCGCCCCATTCCTCAGCGCATTTTCGATCTCCCGTCCCACCGTCAGCACCGCCAGATCCACCTGGAAGGCAGCCCACTCATCACTCACCCCCATCACCTGGCTCGGTCTCTGGTGGTACGCTTGGCAGATCGAGTGCACCAGCCACATCGCCTTTCGGTTCCTCACGAAAGGGTTCCGCCGGTACACTCCCCGCGTTCGCCCACGCGAAGATCTCCATGCGGTCCTCAAACGGAATTTCACAGATGCCCAGGTGCGTCTCGTCCGGCTCGTCCGCCACCGGGGGATCCACCACGCACCCCTTCACCACGCAGTTGATCGCCTCGGCGTAGCTTTTCATCCCATCCAGACCGGCCTGCACCTGTCCACGAGCCAGGCTTTCCACCTGCCCCAGCAGCGGCGTCGGGATGTCGCCATTCGCCAGCAGGTCCAGTATCCCCACCATCTTCACCTTCACCGTCAGCCCGCTTTTCAGCGTCATCGTATGCGTCCGGCTGTCTCTCCATGCTCTCAGGTCCATCTCTCCCTCCATATAGCCCCATATCATCAGGCGGGCGGCGGCTGTCTCCAACCTCCCGCCCGCCCGGTCTATTCACAAACAGCCCAGTCTACGAGCTGGGCAGTGCGGCGGCAGTTTCGTTCTGTACCACCTCAAAGATCGTGTTTGTGGACGGGTCTGCCACGGCGATCCCTTTGCACGCCGTCACAAAAAACTCACCCCCCTGGAAGGATCCCTCGATCCCATCCGTGATTTTCGCCCGTAAAATCTTCACGTGCACGTCGCCGCCGTCGTCACCCAGGCTCTTGCCATAGATGATCACGTACGGCATCGCCGCTCCGCCAACACCGGTCAGGGTCGTGGTCTCAGCCGGGCTTGTGCCAGCCTCCACCACGCTACGTCCGGTCAACAGCGCATACGCCTCCAGGCTGATCCCGCCAGCCTCCAGCTCCCACTCCACCGCGTCCACCACGGCTGCAGCCGCCACCGTCATGTCGTTGCCCTGCAGCTCACCACTCACCAGCCGCTCCTTGAATTTCAGCACCCGCGCTGCTGGCAGGGTCACCAGTGTGGACCCGGCCTTGATCTTCACCTGATTGAGCCCAAAGGGCGCTTCGCCATATCCAGCCATCTTTACTCCTCCTGCTTTTTGATGTAATTCCGCGCCTGTTCCACCCAGACCCGGATTTGCTTTTCACTCGCCCAGACCTGATCCGCCAGGCGCTTGATCCCGTCCTCATCCAGCGCCGCCATCTCCCCGATCCTGGCGATCCCCGCCAGGGCCAGCTCTGCCATGCGCTGCTCTCCCACGCCCTTCAAAACCATCAAAGGTTCATCCGGATCAATCTGAAACTGCGGCCTCGGATAGGTCAGCAAATTCGCCGCTGTCTCCGCGTCCACACTCTGCACATGCCCGTTTTCGGGGCTCCACGTGTACGGTCCCAAAATTCTCACCGTCGCCTGCCCGATGTATCTGATCCTCATCATCGCCTCCTGATCACGCTGTACCTGCAGACATCCAGGCTGCACATCAGCCCGGGGTCCGTCTGCTCCAGCACATCATCGCTGTGGCTGATCTCCCACACCCCGTCCATCCGCGTGTCATGCAACAGGTTGTACACCCGCTCCCTGGCGTCGTCGCTCGCCGCATACAGGTACACGCTCACGCTCATCCGGCTGCTCGTCCGGTACGGCCCCACCGGCGCTTCCGTTCCGCCGCTCACCAGCGCGCACGCCTGCAGCTCCAGGTTCGCATCAAAAGCGCCAGGTGTTTTCTGCCTGCTAATCTCCCCGCCTGCGTACACCCCGCCCGGCAGCAGATCACCCAGCGTCTCATCCGCGCTCAGCACCGCCGCGATCTCGTCCCGTATGCTCATGCATCCTCCAGGTCATCCCCGAGCTGCTCCACTGTGTGGCTCAGCCAGTTGTCCAGCACGCTTACGATCGCGCCTCTCAGCACCGGCGCCGCTCCCTGGCCATCCCAGCCGATCGTCGCCGCATACTGATCCATCGCCTCCCAGCGCTCCTCGCCCCGCATCCAACCACGCAGGCGGCTGGTGAAATCGGCGTCATCCATCCGCACCGACTCTTTCCAGCACAGGCACCCGGGGTGCAGCGGTAAAACGATCGTGCCCTTCGGGTAAACGCCATCACCGCCCTCGCCTGCGTTCACCACATCGTCGCACTCATCCTCCTCGGGGTGCTCCGCCGACATCACGATCCTCTCCTTCTCGATCCACGGCATGCGCCCCATCACCTCGTCGTTGGCCGCATGGTGCACAATCTGGAGCTCGTTCCGCGCCAACCGCAGCGCGTTATAGCTCACCCCCCGCTCCCGGCACTCATCCCCACGCAGCAGTCCGGTCATGTCTCCATCCGCAATCTCGCTTTTGGTCATACGGTTCAGCCGCGCCCGGGTCCACCGTGGGCAACCCGCCCCCGCACCCAGGTACTGCTCAAGCTCCTGCGCAATATCCCACGCGCTTTTTTTGCCTGCCACGCCGTTTGCCAGCACCCGCTTGATCCCGCTCAGGCTCTCAGTGTCCACCCGCCAGATCCGCTCGCTCAGCCTCAGCCCGTCCCCCGCCCCCCGCTGGCTCACCACCTGCAGTAGCGCAGCAAGCTGCGGCTC